AAGGAGAGTAATATGGACTGCTGTGGTAGTGGTTGCTGTGGTGGTTCTTAATGTGCATATCATATATTGATGAGAAACAAACTCATATTAATATATGTGATTGCAAGTTTGGAGATATAGGTGAAATTACAAGTTGTAAGAACGCAGCTGGGTAGAGATGCAACCAATGGTTTGTTATTTATTGATGGCATCTTTGAATGTTATACGTTAGAGGACCAGTATCAATCAGTAAAAGTTATGCATGAGACTTGCATACCAGAAGGTACATACGAAATAAAGTTTAGAACTGTAGGAGGATTCCATACTAGATATAAACAACGTTATGGTGCAGACCATTATGGCATGTTGTGGTTACAAGATGTACCAGGATTTGAGTATATACTTATACATACAGGAAACACTGATGAACATACAAGTGGTTGTTTAATTGTAGGTGACACACAACAAGATTTAGATGTAAACTTTAACGGCATGGTAGGCAGCAGTAAAAATGCGTACGTCAAGTTATATAATAAAGTTGCAAAACAATTATTAATAGGTAACAAAGTGACTATAGAGTACAGCAAGATACAACTAGAAACACAAGAACCTAATGATGTGTACGAGAAACTGCAAGAGATTAACGGTAATGTCTTACAGACACATGCTATGCTAAGAGGAAGAGTAATAAGATAATGTTTGAAAGATTTAAAAGAGCAAGAAACCAGGATGGTACATTCAAGAAGGATGTATGGTGGACACCTTGGTCCGATTCATGGGAGTATAAAATGAGTGATGACCTTAAAGATATGATTGAGCGTACTGCTTGGACATTCGTAGAGGCGTTCATTGGCGCATTGACAGTTGCTCCATTAGTTGGTGTAGAAGCTGAAACTTTACAGTTAGCTGCACTTGCTGGTGGTGGTGCTGCACTTGCAGTCATTAAGACATACGCAAAAAAACAAATTACTAAGTAATTTTTAAACCATAACTTACCCTGTTGTAACTATGTATAATGGTTATAACAGGGAGGTTAATATATGACTAATAAAGTTCCAGAAGAATGGGGTAATAACTTCTATAAATCTGGATGGCAACCTGGATTAGAAGTTAACGAAGCTACTGGTCAAGGTGAAATCACACACGTTGGAACAGACCCAAACTACAGAAATAAGTTTGATGATATTCTGCGTGACTGGGGGTTTGACCCCAAGCTGTATGAAATTGTAGATACAGTTAAAGCTAGCAGTTGGAACGTACAATTAAAAGGTGGTAGAACAGAAACCTTTTTTGCATTTAAAGGTGTAGTACGTAAAAAGAATCCTGGTCAAGATAAATACTTCAAAGCATTATTCAAACAAGCAGGTAGAAAACCACCTCTTAAATTAAAAACTCATGGTGGTGACACAGCATTCTTATTCTTTATGGCTGATTGGCAGCTGGGTAAGAAGGACTTTGGAGTAGAGAATACTATTAAACGTTATGACATAGCGCTGCAAGATGCAGTCAACAGAATCAAAGAGCTGCGCAAGTCTGGTGTAATGATAGATGAAATATATATGATAGGATTAGGTGACCTCACAGAAAATTGTACTCCACATTTTTACGAGAGTCAGCCACACAATGTTTCTCTCTCACTGATTGAGCAATACGCATTAGCTAGGTCAATGATTATGAAAACAATAGATACATTCTTACCACATGCAGATAAATTAATACTTGCAGGTGCGCCAGGTAACCATGGTGAGATGTCCAGGACCAGCAAAGGTCAAGTTGCTACTAGCAGATTAGATAACTCTGATACCATGCACCTACAGATATGTGAAGAGATTATGTCTGCTAATAAAGAACGTTACAAGAATGTAACAGTTGATGTACCAGATGGTTTTCACCAGGTAATGACTATCAAATCAATACCATGCGGCTGGACACATGGACACATGACTGGTGGCAGCGGTGGTAATCCAGAGAATAAAATAGAGAACTGGTGGAAGGGTCAGATGTATGGATTCTTACCGATGAGTGACGTACAAATTTTAATTACGGGTCACTATCATCACTTTCGTGCAAAGCAACAAGGTGATAGAACTTGGTTTCAATCTCCTAGCTTAGATAAAAGCATAGACTTTACAGCTAGGTCTGGTCTTTGGTCCCATCCAGGTGTACTTACATTTACTGTAAATAAAAAAGGATGGGATAACCTAAAGATTCTTTAGCCACCTGCTGGTACATTAAACTTAGGGTCACCGTATGCACGTGTCAAAGTTAATAGATAAGAGAATATCTCTTGTGTTTGTGTATCAGTTATGCTGTCAGAGTGGTCAATAAACAACATAAGGTTACGCAGCAGTGCGTGTACCCTGGGATTGTTTATCTCCCACATCTTAGATTCTTTTATAGCATCTTCTAACATCATATCTAATACCATCATACAAACCCTTTCACTTCTGAAGGTACTGCAAACAAAACAACTTTAACTAATTCACCACCATTGTGTTGTACATCTCTATCTTTGTGATGGGTTTTATTAACATATAGTTGTGCTTCTTTTTTTGTATCTGCTTGAACCGTGTATTTTCTTTGTACAGTTCTATATACATTATACTCTGGCATTACTCCTCCTCTTCTGTTGTATCTAACTTCATCTCTACTGCAGCCATAATTCCTAAGAGTTGTACTCTTCCATCCTTAGCAGTTATAGTTGCTTCTCTAAATAGGTTTACCTTGTTAGGTGTTTGTCTTGTTAATAACTCCTTGATTAATTCAAGTGTCTCTACGTTTTTTAAATCCGTCATTAGAACGGTGCCTCCTCATCATCTGTTAATCTATACATAGCTACATTACCTCTATGATTGTGGTTCCAAAACATGTGGTCTCTACATTGTGCAGCTTCAATACCATAACCCATCTTGCGTAGGTCAGCTACGCGTTGTGCGTATGTAGGTAAATACATTTGTTGGAATGTAGTTCCACATACCCAGTCCCAGTTAGCTTCTCTTAGCTTCTCCAGGACTCGGTGTGAATCGGTCCCTTCATTAGGTATCTTCTTCACTCTCATGTACTGCATGTTATGAACCGTCTTTAAGTGACCAAGTATCTGTGTCAACCCAGTCAAATATATTACCTTTAGTTATCTTACCGCTTGACAATGCTGCTTTAGCTTTTGCTGCTAGCTCATCGTCTCCGTTGTCAATAGCTTTATTAACACAATTATTAAATGTGTTAAGTTGTTTCTCACTAGGTGCGTCCTTCTCCCAGTCTCCGCTTGGTATGTCTGCCATGTCGTCTCCTTCTTTTACTTCTACGTCACCATCAAATGTTTCAATGATGGTATTTATTACATCTGAATTACCTTGACGTTCTTCAAATGTTTTCTTTTGTTTATCAATGTACTTAGATGCAACATCAATAAAAGTTTTTTGGTCATCTTCTGTGTAATCTACTATGCTCTCTGGCATACCTGGTTTGACCTTAACTCTATCAGTTGTGTACTTCCATACATTAGTAGCAAAATCTTTATCCTTGCCACACATATCTAATATGATTTGTTTAAGTTCATTAGAAGGGGATGTCACCTTCTCTTGTACTATAGGTTTTTTTTTAGGTGCAGCTGGTTTACTGTCAGATACTTTGCTCATCTCTTCTCTGCTTGGTCTAGGTTTATTGCTGCCCTGGTATTTCCAGTTAGCTAAAGCTCTACCTATTGCAGAAGTCTCGCAGTTCTCCATCCATGCGTCAGCATTAGCAAAGCCACCTTGACCTTTAGTCTCTTGTGCTGTACCAGTGGTCACTGGTCTTGCATCTGTTAGGTCCTTGTATAGTTCTGCTTTAATAGTTACACATGTACCGTCAGTAGTTATGTGTACTATCTCTGTCTCTATTCTGCCGTCTGGATTATCCTTCCAGAATAGTTTTAATCTATCTTCTACTGTCTCGTAGTTTTCTAAATTAAACTTCGCCATCATTACCTTCCTTGTTTACTATTGTGTACACATGCTTACGTGATACACCTGCTGCTTCTGCTATATTTTCTACTGTCATCTTTGTTGTACTCCTGGCATCAAACAAATGTGTAATCATGTTGTTACGTGATTGTGTTTTCTGTCTGATAAGTTCAGCAGTCATCTTTAAATCCTGCAGTAATAACTCTTCATAACTCTGCAACTATCTTCTCCTTCCTCTTTTAAGTTCTTTAATTAAATCCTGGACCGTGTCATTGACAGTCAGTTCTAATTCTAATTCTGCAAGCAGTCTGTTAAGACTCTCTTCATCCCACTTGGACATGTCATGCTGTTTGTGGTGCTAACATACCTATTTGTTTGTATGCTAAATCAGATAGTGCATAGTATATAGATTGTTGATACCTGTACTGTTCATATATCTGTAAACCAAGGTCCTCTAATAAAGAATCAAGATGTTCTTTTATTTCTTCGTTAGACTTACCCTTCTTCTTCATTCTCATAGCATCCAATACAGCTGTCTCACAGTAATTCATAATCTTACTTGTACCTACAGTCTGAATTTGTACACCACGTTCTGCTCTTGCAGTGTTCTCTTTACTGTATATTATTCCTGTTTTTGCTAAGTACCTCATTGTGTCGGGTCTTAGTCCTTTAATTACATCTAAAGCCATAGCTTTACCTCCCTTTGTCTTGTTAGACTCTTCTAGTTATTAATTGGTTACAAATAAATTGCGTTATTTGTAATAGTTACTTGTGTTACTTGTGGCACTAAGTACATCTTGCACATATCATTCATGCAAACATGCCTGGCATTCACTAAGTGAGTGTGTCTGCCGCACATCATACAAATGCTTGACAACGTAACCTCCTTCTACGTTACTTAGTATATATTATACACGTTACTACATGTTACGCATGTGTTTTTTTGCATGACGATAACCTCTCCATCTCTGGAAGTTAAAGTATGCAGCAATTAGTATGAACACTACAATGAACGCAGTCATTGTAAGTAGAATAAATCCTTGCCAACTACACATGAGTCACCTCCTTCCTATTTCTAATAGCACTTTGTCTCTGTCGGGGTTAAACAATGTAGAAGTACAACCACCACCGAATGCTGGACTGATGTCTGCCATGTTGTCTGGCATGCCAGCTTGTATCTCGTCATACTTCATACAAAAATAATTACCTGGTCCATCACCACCAAGATATATACAAGCTAAGTTATCTTCGCTTGTTGGTTTACCGAACGGACATGGTCTCTGCTTGCAGCAGAAACCAGACCGAACACAAGAAGCAAACTCTATTGTTGCTCCTTAGCTAGCAACTTGTTGCATGCCTCGTACACAATCAAGTGGCTGTTGTTTTTATATACTTGTAGTGCATCACCTAGCATGCAGTATTCTGTATAACCCATGAACTCATGCGCTTTTGTTTTATCTGCAACTAGCTCTGTACTTAGTATCTCATCGCTGTAACCGATGATGTCTAAGAATAATGTAGCTGGTGTTTTACCTGGGTCAAAGTTTTTACTCCAGTCAAACAATGGCTGCAGCTTGTCCATTACTATATCTATTTGTGTTACTATTGTTTTAGGCATCTTGCCCTCCTTTTATTGCGTACATTATTTAGACTCCACATCGTGAGAAAAGTTACACTCACAATCCAAAAAACTTTTATAGATTGTGCGCAAGTGTTGCATCTCTCTGTACTTGTGTATGTCTAAACCTTCATTCATTATCCTGGTTCTTAGCTGGTCAACGTGACACTGGACCATTTCGTGTAATGATTCGTGTCCGTATTTATTCTTCTTCATCCACAACAACTTCAATAAAATTTATTTCTTGATGATAACTTGAACGTATTTCATTCTTGTTATATGTACCACGATTGTAGTCTGATAACCACAAAGATTGCACATGTTCATCTTCTTGTAAATCAAATATTTCACGGTCTGAATATCCATCTACTACAAATGTATCAACCTTTGTTGTGATAACTTCAAATTTTATCTTTGGCATTCTTCTTCCTTCCTATGCTGCCACCGCAGCATCTTCTACTCTCTCAACTTCCAAGTAAAAATCTATCTCTGCATCATTAAAGAATCTAAAATCAACAGAGTATTTATTCCAGTAATGATTCTTTGTTGGATATTTCTTGTTGTAATAAGCATCAATGTAACCATCCTTCTTTGGAAACTCTTTGGTTACCCACTTACCACCGATGTCTTTGTAAACATCTATCTCATCCCATAGTTCTTGCAGCTCCTGCTTTGTACCATACTTGACCCACTGTGTACCTTCCTTAACAAACCCCAGGTCTTTTAAGAACGCAGCTTTAGTTGGACCAAGCACTGGCTTGACTGCATACAACTTCGCTATCTCTTGCATCATTCACCACCTTTTTTTATCACGTTACTTAGACACCTGCTCTTCTAATTTGGTTACATCTTTTTTTCCAAATTTACTTACTAAATCCTTAGCAAGTTCTTCTGTTACTTTTTCTATGATTGCTTCACTAATACGACCTAACTCCCATTGAGTCATCCGTATATTGTGTGGCATCTCTTCAACAATAACTTGATTAGTTATTGCAATTAAATTATCTTTAGTAATTGCCATTACTTACCTTCCTTTGCTTCATCCATTACACCTTGTACAAATTTACTTGCATCATCTTCACCCATCGCCATGAATAACAATCCAATTAATATATCTATTGCTTTACCAATACCCATTACGGAATCTGCAATAGTTGTATCAAGTTCTAATTCAACCGCTTTAGTTTTAAGTTTTCTTAAAACTTCATTCCTAGTTTCAATCATGTTTCTTCCTTCCTTCACGTTACTTAGACTCAACATCTGCTGAATCGGTTACATCTTCTGCCATCTTTTTTAATTTCTCCCAGTGTGGTTCAAACGTAGGAAGAAAATAATTTTGCATGTAATCTGCATGGCTGTCATACCCTGGGAATCTTGCAGCAAATTCTTTTGGTTCTAAAGACCACATCTCTTTTGCAAGATGGAATGGACTGTGATACTCATTCTCAAATGTAATCATGTTGAGTTCCTTCATAGTATATTCTTTGTAAACGTAGTCACCTTCTGTTAGTACATAAGTTTTATCTACGTACTCTTGGAATGGCATGCCGTCAACAACACCGTCAACATTACCGTCAATATATTTTGCGCTGACTGAGTCATCGTAAACTGTATTTGTTTTTTTATTTAACAAGAATGCATGACCACCGTAGTGTGCAGCACCCTTAAATATATCTCTTAGTGCATGGACCACAACCCAGTCATTACCTTTTGATGGGTCATTGATTGCATTCCATGCAGCTGGATAGCAGTTACCAGCACCCATTATCTTTTACCTTTTGTTGGTTGAGTTTTATCCATTCTGTAAATCACACCTTCATTGATTTCTGCTGTGACATACGCATCTTCAAAGTGTGTTGGAGCAGAGACTCTGATGTCTCCGTTTGCTTTCCAGTAAATAACTCTATAGATTTCTTTCATGTTAAGACTCCTTTCCTTTTTCCTTTATGATTTTCTTAACATCACTTTGCAATCTAATTAACTCAATAAAGCTATTGCCGTCAAGAACATTGAACACATCCGCATCTAATTTAGTAACTCTACGAAGCGCAGTTCTAAACACTTCTAATTCTGCAATAGTTCCTTGTTTTAGTTTTTTATTTACCATCTCTTCTGTAAATGTCATATCTTTTCCTTCCTTCATATTTATTAGACCATTACCTTTACAATTAAGTTACATAGTTTTTGTAAGAATTTTGATTTGACTGAATTGAACCCTGGTACTTCTTGAAGGTCAATGTAACCAGTAGCTGCTAATTCTCGCAGTTTTTCTGCAGTGTATTCTGTACCCCCGAAGTCTTTTGCGCATACTGATAAGAACATTTTGCGCTTGCTTGTTTGGTTACGTCTATGCACATTGTAAAGGCAGCTTGCTAAGTCATTCTTGACATATACAAAGCGCACTTGCAAGCCAGCTGATTTTGCAGCTGTAATCCTAGTTAGCACCTTGGACCAGTTTTTGCCGCGGTTATCAAAGATAACTGTTTTACATTTATAGCTATCTAAGAATGATTCTTGATTATAAAAATAACTGAATAGCAGAGATTGTGATAACTCTGAAGCTGCAGGATGCAGCTGCGCATTAGTATCAGAATCTACTGGCATCTGATTATTTAAAGCTAGCTTGATAGCATCTGCATCAATAATAAATGCATCTTGCTGACCAGCTAATTCTTTGGCATATCTAGACTTACCGCTACCGCTAGCACCGATAAGGAATGTAATTGTGTTCTGTGTTTTTGTGTTCATGTTAATTAGACTGCAAAGAGTTACAAAAGGTTACACAATATTTAGAATTATTTTATTATGGTATATCTATCAATCCGTCTCAATTAGACCCATGCCATATTCATTTTAAAAAAATCCTAGGGTATTTTCTGACATACCTTGATATAAGCTGTAATTGCTGGATATATGCTGTAAATGCTTGATTTTATTAACCTACTAACGCAACATAATACGTATTATAGGACAATGAATGGGAATGTAAATTTGGGTGGGGTGTATTCGTATTCGTAACACTACAGTTAGTTAATGCCAATTTATTACTATATATAGTGTGTTATATAAAAACTA